TTTTTCATGGTAGATAAAAATGTTCTTAATGCATTCCAAATTTCAGAACCTTTGGCGTTTGTATGTGATTGTACCTCGGCACCATCTGTCCATACTAGTTCAGGTTGTAGTTCTAAATATTCTTCGGGGTCTTCAGGTAACCAAAAATTGTTTTTGACTTCTTGTATTACAACAGCCTGTTCAGGCTTTGACATTGCTGGTTTATCATCAAAAAAAGAGTTCGTTTCTATTGTAGGATATCTGTCTTTAACTTCACACCATTTCTGATATAATGTATATTCTTTTACATCCATAGATGAAACATAAGACAGGTCTTTTATTACTGCCTCTTTTAAGGTCTCTGTATCTGGTGCTTCTATTTTATCTAAAGGGTTGTTATCTTGCCAACTTTGCCATTGGTCGTCAATAGACATGCCTTTTTTCCACGAATATGTCATTATGTAATCCTACTAGAAAACTATGAAAATGTCAAGCCTGTGATTTTTTCATTTGTTGTATGAGTTTCATAGCTTTTTCTTCAGCTCTTTTCAATTTAAATTTAGAAACATGTTCAACAAAATTTCTACCTAGTATATGGTCGTATTCATGTTGACAGATTCGACTCATCATACCGTCTAGGTGGGCTTCTTGTAATTTACCCTCACTATCTTCATATTTAAAAACACATTTTCTAGGTCTTTTGACAGATAGAAATAAAAAAGGATAGGTTAGACAACCCTCTTTCATCATAATTTCTTCTACACCAACTGATATAATCATAGGATTATACATTGCAATTGCTTTGCCATTTTCTATTGATGGATGACCACCACAAACAAACATATTGAAAGGTAAACCGACTTGATTGGCAGTTAAACCTATACCATGAAATTTTTTCATACATTCAAACATTGATTCTGTCAGTTCTTTTCTATCTTTAAAATCATGTTCTTTTAACATATCATCTGTAAAAGGTGCTATGGCAGTTTGTACTCTAGGGTCAGTAGGTGGTATTAATTTTAGTTCTTTCATATTGTTCCTAATTGTGTAAAGTTTTGTACTTTTTCATATTTAATAATATTGGTAAACTTATCAAATAATATATCGCCTTTGTGTGATATGATAAAGATATTTTCTTTTTCTAGTGTTTTTATAATCTTAAAGAAATCATCTGTGCCTTGGCCGTCTAGTGATGAATCAAATATCTCATCTAGTAATAATAGGTTTGTATTTGTACTATTTTTCATTCTAGCAATATCTCGCCATGTAAATAGTAAGGCAAGGTCAATTCTCATTTTCTCACCCTCACTAAAGTTATTATAATTAAATGTATCTCTAAATCTTGACTTAACTGTTTCGTTAAACTCTTCATCTAAATTAAATGAGATGTAAAAATCCATTGCTTGTAGATACTTATTAATTAAAGCATTCATTATAGGTACATACTTACGAATAATTTGTGCCTTAGCACCTTTGTCATTAAGTATTTCTCTTAACACATCAACATAATCTTTTTCTTCTTGTACATCTGTTAAGTGTCCGTCTGCCACGCCAAGGTCTGCTGACATTTTAGCTAGTTCAAGTTCTATATTCTCTATATCTGTATCTCTTTCTTGACTAGTAGAAATGTCTTGCTGTATTTGGTCGCTGTGTCGTTTTAGACTTTCTAGGCTTGAGGCTACTTTTGCTATTTCTACATTCATTGATTGTATCTTGTTTGATACCTTTCCGTATGCTGTTATCTTTTCTTCTTGGTGAGTTAATTCTTTTACAAGTTGAGATAGTCCTGATTCTAATTTGGAAATTGTTGTAGTTTCGTGATTACACTTTTGTTCTTTAAATTTAGTATCAATAGATTGTGTACATACTGGACATGTATCATTTTCTTTGAAAAATTTTAAAGTCTTCTTATGTGTATCTAGGTTTTGTTCTATCTTTGTTTCATACTTTTCTAGTTCTTTTATTTTTTTATTTACTGTATCGTGACCACTTAATTCATTTTGACTTACAGCTATAGCTTCATTTAAACTCTGTAACTTTTTATCATATTCAAGTCTATTTTGTTCATTTTCTTTTAGTTTATTTTCTTGTACCCTCTGGTTATCACTACCTTTGGTCTCCAAAGTCTTTAAGTATTTTGCTTCAGTTTCATACTTGGTCTTTATTAACTCTGCTTGGTGCCTCACCTCCGTCAATTTTTTTTGTAAATCACTTTGTTGAGAACGCAATATTAAATCCATAAGACCAAAAACTCTAATATCAAGTATCTCTTCAACAACTTCTCTTCTATATCTTGGCTTCATTTTCATAAACGGCTCGTATGATGATGAACCTAGTAATACAACTTGAATAAATGACCTGTAATTAAGTTTCATTATATTTTGTTCTAGGTACTTTTGATAATCTATATTGTTGGCGTCTTGATTAATTAACTTGCCATCACAAAATATCTCAAATAAATTTGGTTTAATACCTCTTCTTACAATATAACTTTTTGTACCTACATCAAACTCAACTTCAACAATACAATCACCATTATTAATAGTGTTGACCATTTGTTCTTTCTTAATAATTCTAAATGGTTTATTAAATAGAACAAAGCATAATGCGTCTAATAGTGTTGACTTACCACTACCATTTGTGCCTACAATTAATGTAGTTTGCGACATATCTAAAGCAATTTCTATTGGTTGATTACCAGTAGATAAAAAGTTTTTATATGAAATTCTTTTAAATAATATCACTCACCAGCCTCCATGTAAAGTTCTTTTGCAAATGCTTTTAGTTTTTGTTTGTCTATTTTAACATCTATTTGGTCAATATAGTTGCCTAAAAATGTAAGTGTATCTTCACCTTGTTCTAGTAAATTTTCTGGTACTGAAGCTCCAATATCCGTAGGGTCTTCTATTACATCAATAGCATGTAAATTAATATGATTATATAATCTATCCATTAGTCTTTCATACATATCTGTATCAGTTTTATTTGATATATAAAGTTTTATAAATGACTTATCATATGGTGTAATATCAAACTCATCATAGTTTGTTTCTTTATCATTGTAAACTATTTTCTTGAATATAGTATTGGTGTTTTCAACTCTTGATAGTTCTCTTGTTTCTGTATCAAATATATGAAAACCTTTAGGACATTTGTAATCTGACCATGTCATTTCGTATTGTGTACCAAGATAATAAATGTGACCATCATCTGACTTTTTGTGAAAGTGACCAGACATTACTTTTTCAAATCTTTTAAATATAGATTTTTCTGTGCCGTGGTCATTCATATGGCCATTGTGCATTTCAAAACCTTTTATTTCTAAATGTCCCATAGCTATGGTTGATTGTGTATTTTCTATTGTTCTAATAGTTTCAGCTTCGTTATCATCACAAATCCATGGTATAAAAAGTATAGGTAGATTATCAAAAGTTACCGTTGTAGCATGTGTATATACTTTGGCGTCCTTGCTAATATCAAGGTTTTGCATTGCGTTTACTTCATTTGTATTCTTGTAATAAGTGTCGTGATTGCCAATGATAATATGTGTATCAATACCTAGTTCATCTAATCTATTCCAAAACACATTCTTAAAGTTGTGTGCCGTATTATGATTAATAAACTTTCTTCTATCTACCACATCACCAAGATGTATCAAGGTCTTAATATTGTTTTGTTGCAAATAAGGAAAAAACAAATCATTATAAAATTTATTTTGATATTCAATAAATGCTGGTGAATCGTTACGACAACCAAAATGGGTATCGTTTAACAAAGCTATTTTCATTACTTCTTTTTTTTCTTTTTAACTGTTTTCTTTTTTACTGGTTCCTCGGTGGGCATATTCTTTTTAAGAAACTCTGTAAACTGATTTTTGAATTCTCTGTCTTCTCCAGGCTGTAAGGCCATATCATCATAATTGGACTCTTGTATCATTCTTTGTTTAATAGTAGTCTGCTTTTTTTCTTTCTGTATTCTTCTTATAAAAGCATAATAAATTATTTGTGTGAAATATGCAAAAGGATTATTAGTTTTTTCTGGATTAAAATTATCTAAATATTGTAAACAGTTTTCTATACCATCACTAATCATATCATCTCTAAATGTATAATTAATAAAATTAGGTCTGTATGATAAATGATTTGCTATTTTTAAAAAACAGCCACCGATATAATCTGGTACTCTTGGTTTATCTTGTTTTTGTTTTTGTGCTTTGTTAACAGACTTTTTATATTCAACCATAGCGGCGAAAAAGTCTTTGTTGTTAACATAGTGTTCTGATTTCTTTTTTGTTTGTGCCATAATATCCTCACTATATAATATTTTAACTAAATTGTCAATGCTCAATCCACGGTTGACAATAATTTTTTTATGCGTATAATAACGGTGTCCGTTTGCATAAAGATACCTTTAATGTATTGTAGGTTCCTCTTCATCATCATCTAATTCTCTAAAGATTTCATTTAACTTTTTATTTTCATCAGCGGTAAACTCTTTTTTATGGTAAGTTTCGTCTTTTTTAGGCTTATCAAGTTTATCATAGTTTTTAACAATTTCTCCATAACTATTTGACATTTCAAGGGAAGCGTTGGTGATTGTCATAATTTTATCTTTAGGTATAGTAACAATTTTATCATTAGTGTAATTAGTCCAACGAATCATAGCTATGTAATCTCTAAACCCCATAGGTGTCATTTGAGGAACATATTTAATTTGTAATGGTTTGTCTAGTCTAATTAAAGGACCGTTGTCTGGCAATTGTCTTTCACCAGTAGGCATGACGGTAACAATATCGTCACCATTAATTAACTTAATTATTTTAACTTGTGGTTTCTGCATTGTTTAACTCTATGTTATGTATTTCATAATCAAAATCTTCTTCGCTGTATATATTTATCCTTTCTCTAAAATGTGCTAGAGTGTAGTTTTCTTTTTCGTTATAGGTTAAATCATCAGCTATATCGTATAGTGTCGCATGACTATTATTATCTTTTAATCTTAAACCACGACCAATACTTTGTAAGTTTCTTATGCGAGATTTAGAAGGACTAGAAAAAATAATGTTATGCAAGTTCCGTATATTAATGCCTGTGCTGAAAGTCCCATAGGACGCAACAATAATAGCGTTGTCAGCTTTCTCTGTAATTTCTCTAATCTTTTCTCTTTCGTCTGCGTCAACTCCTCCGTGAACATAAAATACCTTCTTATCTGTTGCCTTTTCTTTTATTGATTCATATAAATCTTTACCATGTTTTTCTACAAACTGAAACAAACATAGTGTATTACCTTGTAAACCAGCCGCCAAGTTTCTTATATATTTATTTCTTTTATCTGATTGTACAATATAATCCATTTCTTCTTGATAAGTAAAACCACTTGCGTGTTTGCACTCTATCGCACCATGTTTTAATATTAAACAATAGATTTTTAAATCAGCAAGTTGTTTCTTTTCTTGTAGTTCAGTTGTTGATACTACTTTATTTACAGCACCAAACTATCCTTCTAATACAAGTTTATGAGTTTTACTACCTTCTAAAGTACCTGTCATACCAATCTTATATGGGCACTTTTCTAGTTTAGTCAATATCTTTGTCAATGAAACTTCCTTAAATAAATGTGCTTCATCACGTATTATCATACCAACATCTTTAAACCATTTTTTTGGTAAATTATAGATAGATTGCCATGTAGAGATGATTACAGGTTTA